TGAGAAAAACGCTCCAAGAACGCATTTTGAGATTGATATGCCAGAACGTGTGTGTGACCACGACATCAACAAGTACGTCGAGCCGTGGATGATATATGCTGGCGTGCAGCTAACGACTTTGGCCACCGGTTTGAGGTGGTGGTGGTGGTTCAACCCATTCCCGTCTCTTATCATAGCTGCTGCACTCTGGGTTACCTCCAAGTTTATTTTCCTCCGGGATGTTTATAGCTTGGGTGAGCGTATGTTATATTCAGACGCTCGGGACCGTAGAGATTGCGTGTCGAAACGCGACAGATATGATTATATGAGTTCATTGCGGTTGGCCAATAAGAGGAGACAGGTCGTTATCGGGTTTGGGACGCACGTGCGTATTTTGAAAGAGAATATGGTATGGCAAAATTGGGTTGATGAAGCACGTGTTTACCACATGTTTAAGGAAATTAACATGGCACTAAGTTTCCAGGGCTCTACCGTGAATGCCCAGAGATGCTTGGTGACCTGCGGAAATTTACCGGAGATCAACATTGATGCAGGCGACCATCGAACTATATCGGACACTGGGTTCTTTTTGTCAGAACTCACGAAGACTGTGAAGGGTAGTGGCGATCCAATCGATCATCGCGGTTTCAAGGTGGACGCTGCTTATGGCAGATATGCTGATTTTGGAGATACTTCAACTTTCCAATTTAACCAGATGATGGGGCGTGCCGGCGGGCTTTATGGGATCACTACCAATCATCTAGGTGACGGTTGGGAAAGGACATTCACGAATCATGATGAATTTGGTGATTATTTGAGCCCAAAAGCGAAGGTCGTGTCGATGGCGCCGATAGGTGGACTGGTCAATTCGAAGGGTCAGATAGTTGGGCCAGGGGGAGTCAATGTGACAACTGAATCGGCTAGTTGTGCTGCCTTCGTGGCCAGAGCGATGGGAAAATCAAGGGTAAACGTGGTGGAAGAAGAACTTGATCAGTTCGTTGATAAAAGCAAGGAGTTCTTGGGTAAGTTTGTTAAGGCTTTCGAAATGGGTGGAGATGAGCCTGACCCAAAAGAATTCTTCAAGACGCATTATAAAGGCAAGCGTAGCGAGAAGTTCATCGCTAACGCAATTGAGGTCTTTGAGCGGTTTGAAATGGGCATGTTATCACGGCGTGAGGCTAAGAGGTTTCACAGGAACGGGTTTTTCGTTAAGTTTGAGTCCAATGTTAAGATCAAGGGGCGCCGGGTGACAACCAAGCCTCGCGGGATCATGACAATGAGTCCACACATGAATGTTGTGCTGTCACCGATCATTGAAATGATCCACAAGTGGAATGAAGGGCCTTTTAAGGAATTCCAGATCAAGGGGATGGCGCCCACTGCTGCGAGCATTAAGGTTATGCTGTTCCAGGATAGATTACATTCCGTGACGGATTTTGCAAGTTTTGAAGCTTCGATAGATGAGTGTTTGCGAGAGATTGAGAATTGGTTGGTTGAGGCGTTATTAGTCAAGTCAGGGTGGACTTCGTTGCTTAAGCACTTCATGCAACACCACGGTATAACAAGGAAATTGTACACCCGGTTCGGTATGCTCCATTTGAATAGCAGGTGCAGTGGTGATTTCATCACCTCATTTGCAAACGGAGTGATTAATGTGTGTCTCATGGCTTATTGTCATTGGAAGAAGTTCGGAACGTTTGATGGTTTTGAGATGATAGCAGAAGGTGATGATGGTATTACCAAAGATGGCATCATCGACGAGGATGTTCTTAATAATTTGGGTGTTAGCTGCTCCGCTAATGTGAGTGGCTCGAAAGCAGGTGACACCGATTTTCTTCGCAGTCGTTGGATTGATGGCAAAAGGTTCCTCAGCATTGGGCGAGCGGCCAAAGTCTTTCATGTTTTACAAGTTAAAGACATGAAGCTGTCGAAATGGCTTTTCTTGCTTCGAGCGGGGGCTGCTAGTCTGTATCATATGTCACCTGGACATCCCGTTATCACGGCGATGATCAACCGGATTGGACGGGAGACAGCTGGCAAAACGCCTTTTAAAAATTGGCAGTCGTTCTTCACGGCTTGGGAGTTAGAAAATAGAAATTTTTCCGCTTTCCCAAAGAATGTCGAGGTTGATGAGTCGATGCGTTCAGCAGTGGCGGCAGGAGCATTGGGGTTTCCACCCATTTCCATTATACAACAATTAGCGTTGGAGGACATCATTGAGAACTCCCCGATTATGTATATTGGTAATCTGTTGAGTGGTTATGATGACTTTGACAAGATGTCTGAGTTTGGTCCTCTATCGAGAGGACAGACTAGGGATGGGAGCCAGTATGAGATGATCAAGAGCATCTACAGGGACATCGAGGTGTTTAGGAATGATAAAAAGGCTGAGTATGAGTGTGTTGATCTACGCGATGGTGTTCGCAAGAAGTTCACACATAAGATGTTGCGCGATATGGCGTGCATCCGCCAGAATTGGTAGGGAAAGGGCCGCGATGCTATAAAGCATCGTGTAGGCCCTAGTCCCACCTAGCGTTAGGCGGCCCGCTGAAGTGTAGCGGGTGACGCCTTATGACGCGTAATTCGGGT